TATCCGTTGATAATGTTGATGATAGTTTGGAACCCATCAACATCGTACGGTGAAGTGAATGACAATACGTTACTCGTGTCAAGAGCGTAACGTTTCCATAGCGTTGGCGATATTCCGTCAGTGAACGTTGTTAGGACTTTTCCGACGAAATGATCTCCCCTACCAACCGTTGTAATGTCGACATAGTTTCCATTCTCAGCATCAGACAGTGTTGTTGCTAATCTAAATGTGGTGTCAGACAACCGAATGAAATAGTACAGGAACACACCATTGGTATTATCCGACTCTAACGGAACAGGAAGAGTTTCGTGTGTATTGACAATAACTGTTTCGCCTGTTGTCCACGGGAGCGTACGGTAGTGAAGAGTTATTCTTCCGTCTACTGTAACACCTTGAACGTTTTCTTCAACATCAATTATCGTTTGGTCTGATACAGCATTATAAACGGAATTTCTAATTGTGTAGGTTCCGTCGTTGTCTGTTGAATCAACAACGTCAAACGTCCTTCCTGCTACGAACAACGAAGTTTGATCGCCACGAACGCTAAATGTATCATTGAAGAAATTCGAATCGTCAATCTTCCACGAATATATTGTCATCGTATCTGTCGTAGGATCAGCATAGAACTGATAGTTTTGAACGTCGTAGTACTCAACAGATTTTGTAAATGGTGGTTTTGTTACAATCTCGAATTTCCATTTGTATGTGTTGTCGTAACGAATAACTTTTGGTGGGATAGATAATGTATACACGTCGAACGAATCCAACCAATAATCTTCTGTTCCCAGCGAACGTTTTGTCGCAACGCGGTAATCGAACTCACTAACACACACATTTCTGTGGGCGACATCAAGCGATGGTGTATCAACAAACGATGAGAATTGGTACATTAACGGAGCGTACCACTCCGTCCACGATGAGCGGAAATCTGACTGGCTCGTATCGAATCCAGCATACCGAAGGTAATTAACATACCACTGGTTAATTCCGTTTATAGAGAGAACTTCTCCATCAACAACATCGCCATGGAAGTACGTATCCAAATGCGATAGAACTTTATGTGTTCGTTTATCAATCAACAGATCGCCGATTGTATGGAACTCCGTTCCAAACGTCATGTACAGGAACCGGATCGGATCCAACCTATATGCAGCTGCTAACTGATCGTATAGGAATTGTGATGAATTTCTCCACGTCCATTCAACATAACCGGAGTCACCAAAAGCATAGTCAGCAGACTCAGCAATTATTTCTGTAGTCAAGAATGAGAATACCGAACGAACGGGAATATCAAGTTCCGTAACTACTGGACCAAAGTGAGATGTTCTGTTCCAATATGGTGGGAACACGTCATCAGGTTGGAAAGTACCGCCTGTTGTTATTGTGTTGTTCGATATATTGACGGACATATAGTTATAACTTGGAACAATGCTACTAATTGTTCCTGTGGAAATTATTCCGTCAGGATATGGGCGGCCTGCGGGAACGATACCGTGGATAATGTTATACCACATTCCGTACCCACGCACCTGGTTCGGGTTAGACCCTAACCCTATACGACCACCCACTGCATTGGTCAAAATCTCATGTCCAACATTCGTTACTAATAGTATTTCCGTTTCGTTTGTTGATGGTTGATAGAATACACCACTAACGTTAGCAAACGCGGACGGATTAACAATCTCTTCTTCGACAACAACAATTGTTTTATTGGCTGGTAATCCTGTGTACACAGATGATGTTACAGTTAACAACTGCGCAATCGTGTTGGTTGCTGTCGAAACGGAGAATTTTTTCCCTGGCGTGAACACACCAACCAAGTTACCATCGAGCGCGAGGCTAGCACTTAGTGCTGGCCCTGGTGTAACATCTGCTGGTGTTAGACTAACTAACGATTTTACGACCCAATGACCATCATATGCTCCTAGAGGTGATTGGTCAATCCACATGCTTTTTCCTGTCGGAAACACTTCGCGGAAATCGCCTGTAATAATAAACGCGTCGTTAGTGGCACGGGCCAGTTTAATATCAAATCCGTGCTTATATTTCCAACGACGGTTGCCCCACTTGCGCGGATCATCATTCAAATATTCTTCGTCCCACCAATCAGGCTTGCTGGCATATCCTTGCAACGCCCATGGCTCAAGATGCGGGAATGGAGTTCCATACAGCTTTTGATACAAATCACGCCAATCACCACCAGATTCAGATCCATCATTTTGCGACGATGGTAACTGTCCTTGGTATATTACACCACCGACGATATCTGTTACAGGCTCTTGAACGAAAATTCTCGTCCGTTTGTTGTCGTTTGGACACGTAGAAACAGCCCCTGATGTGCAGAAATTTTCTGCTGCATATATTGTGTCGGTAGACACAATTGGATGCCACGTTCCGTCATTCAACCCACCGTTTTTGATGTAGAATGATGGTGGTGTTAGCCCACTCGGCAGCAGACATGCTGTTGGTGGTGATGTTGATCTACACGGATCAAATATATGTTCCCAATGTCCTGCAATGATGAATGCGTTGTTGTCGACATCAACATCAAGAATAGGATACCCTCGACCAATCGTCGAGTATCTGTAATTCCACGTGAATGGATCTGCTGGTTGGTACACAGCGTTAGCCAATGGGTTGATAATTTCTGACTCGCTGACATACGCAAGGAACTGTTCATACATGTATTGGTTAAACTCAGCTGGATACTGTTCGCTCAGTTGTTCAATATTGTATTTTAGTGGTTGTTGTTTATCGACAACGTCATATAACCGCTGTTCTACTTCAAGTATGATATCCGTTAAGATATCATTTAGATCAATTCTCTGCCAAGCAGTTACATCTGCTGTAGTCATATCCGATGGCGAAGTACCATTATGCAAACGTACTGGTGACTCACCGATAGTTAACCCAAACGGCACATTCCATTCGATGTCGCCTGTGTTAACATTCGTTTGTTTAATACGCATAATTTCCTGACTAGGTGTCAGATCTAGCCATAGCGATCCGTCAGGAACATTCGACGGAGGTGATGTTCCAACCTCAACCAATTGCAGCCGGTAAAGTACTCGCGATGGTCCGTTCACATGATACCAGTACACTCCTGATCTGTTATTGATCAACGTACCATATGCGTTCTCAAACTCCGTAATGTTATTTGGTGGCATTGTTGGTGGTTGAGGAATAATACCGAGAGGCTTAGTTCCTGTGTTTGTTGCCGTTCTCGGATCTGGCGTGTTAATCAGTTGGCGAATTATATTTTCGATAACGGCATCTGCAAGGAAATAGTTATTCCTATGACCATCGTGGTGAATAATTTGATTAAGTTGGTGATCTTCATCGAACACTTTTGCTGGACGTTGTGCAGCAAGCAACCGAAGAATTGGCAACGTCGCGATCCAGTTGCGAACACCTAATTCGTCAGTTCCTGTTTGGTCGACGAATGCTGTAGTATCTCCATACCACAGTCCATATATGTCATTTTGTTCGAACGATGTTATGATACTATCAATAACCGATTGCTTCAGATCAGGAATTGTTTTTATTGATGTGTCTGATAGTAATTCAACACCATCCCGTCTGAGCAATTCAGACATCGTGTTCAACATAATCTCATATTGATCTTGCGCAAACTCAAATAATGTCCGAGGTGAAACTTGACGAGAGAACAACGAAGACAAGAAGGTATCAAACCCGTGATTATATTCTCTTATTGTCCCACCAAGAGCATGATTGACGTCGTTGATTGGAATCAGATGGAACATATTTTCACGAGGGCCATTGAATCCAGGAACTTTTGGCTGATTCTGAATGATTGTATTAAAATGCGTCAGCACTTCAGTCAGCGACACAACACGACGATTTTCATGCGCGTAGTTATAATATAATGGGTCGGGAATTTCCCAATCGCCTTTCCATTCGCCGCTCAACGATAAATGATTTGTTTGGGATGCATACCACCGTTGTTCAGCTTGTTGTTCGGCTTCAACCAAGGTCATCGACGGATTAGATGCAATAATTTCTTCGGCAGTTTCTTCAACGAATAACTGCATCTGTTCGTTATACTGTTCAAGCGAACGTTTTTGCCAATCACGTTTTTGTGGTACGTATGCTTCGTCGTTCAACCCCTTCTTCCATATTGTCTGAAGAGTCGGGTCTTCGTTTGTATAATGAGCCGAGACGGCTTCCCAAGATGAGTTGAATACTTTGAGCGACCCGTTTGTTGTATCCAACCAATAGGTTCCGTTGGATACGCCCGTTGGAGGAACATCGCTAACAACAGGGGTGGTATACACGCTTCGAACTAGAACATGTTGCGACCACGCTAATCCATCCCAGAACCAAACATTATTGGTAGATAAGTCAACCCAAACATCATACTGTCTGTTCGCATAATCGCGGTACGCTAACATTCGATCTTCTTCGTCGAGCAAGAACTGTTCAAACAAATAGTTACCCTCGCCTGATGTTGCTATACGAAGACCAACTGCTCTATTGACATCCGCAGACGAGTCTATGGAATATCCAAAGATAGGTGATACAGCATTTGCTGGCGTCCCATCTACGTGGTACAAATCGAACAGCGGATATTGATTTGTATCTGCTTTGACTTGTTCTTCTTTTCTAAACGTTATCAGGCTCTTTCGTACAGGTTGTTCTGATGTTGTAACAGCTGCTGCATATTCAGCGTCATCTTCGATCGTACGAACAGATATATCCCCCCAACCGAAGTCAGATGGAGTTGCTTCACCAACTTCAATCAACACTTCGTCGAACTGTTGTGGCTGGTTACCAGCATCGAATATGACTTTTTCCACGAAACCTGAGCTTGTTGAATACTCTTGGTACGTTCCATATTGACGGATACCGTTGATGTATACACGCACATCATTCTCACCAACACGTGCTCGTTGACGAAGCGTTCTCGTCGTTCCAGAGAGGGAAGTTGCTGAAAGTTCTAATTCGCTAACCCCTGCCACGTTTTTGATCAAGTAATATTGTGCATAATATGATGTTGCATAATCATAATCTACACCTGACGATAACGATGATGTATCTACAACAGCAAGTGGGTTGCTTGGTTTATGCGCAACAGGAACAGTTACTGGTTGCTCTACTAACACCCAATGAACGTTGTATCCTCTCCAGATATCTCCTTGTGACGTTCTTGACGGAACAATCGGATCATTCGGGATAGGTACGATATTTTCTGTTATGATGACTTCTGTTCGACCAGGTTGACCAATAGCTGTTTGTTTGTATGATGATGTCAATACTTCAATCGCCAGCCCCGCTGACGACATCATCACAACTCGACCTGGAGTAAAATAATCAGTTAAGTCACCATAGCGTTCACTTAAAACAATCGTGTTTGAAAACGGCATTGTATATTCAGCCAACTGAACAAGCTCAATATATTCAGGTTTGACGTCTGTATCTTTGAATTTTGACAAATTCTCTGCTCTATATTTCCATCTATATGAAGTTTGTGTCCATTCATTAAGCTCTAGATCCCATTCATATTCGATAATAGGAATCTGTGCTTGTTTCGCTATCGAAAAATTAGGCACATTAATTTTATGCAGCCATTTGTTTTGGTTAATCCATTGATCGCCTGCAGCAACAACTGTTTGAACACCACAACCGACACTCGAATCCCACACTGATGTTCCAACAACTTGGTCAACATAAACTGAGAAATTATTCCATAACGCCTTCCATCCAGTAGACGTGTTATACTGGTACAACACATCGCTTGTGGTATCCCACCACAATTGTCCATCACCACACGCAGGTAATGTTGGTGGAGTTGTATTAGAAATTGCCGACATCAAATCTTCAAAGTCTGTTATCGCATTTCCACACACATCGACATGTGGGGTTGTTTGGTACCATACGGAGGGCGACTCGGGGTTATCATCCCACGGCAATAGATCCCACCCAATTGTTCCATCGCACTGGCAATCTCTAACCGCATTCGCAGCTGTTAGTAACTCAGCTAGAGATATGTCACCCATCGTTGTTTGGTCAGTGAACACTGTTGTTATCGTGAGTACTGTTATGTTTTGACCTTGATCATAATCAACGTTCGACACAATCAAATACGAATTATTCAGTTCGACGTTTGCTGAATTCCTGAAGAAAAACACAAACCCAGCATCGAACAAACGACCAAAATCGCCAGCAACAATAAACTTATCATACCGTTTCAACCGAACATTACCGGAAAACTCATCAGCAACTAACGTTCCCGGAACGACAGGAATAGTCGTTCGGTCTGAACCTGCATTGTACGTTAGAGAGCCTGCTACATTATACAAACCATCATTCTGCGAAGTTCCTTCAACTGCGAAGAACTGTCCGGTTGTTAACTCACCTGTAACATTTCCCATCACCACAACTACGTTAGCGGAGGCAGTAATATGGTCAATAGTAAATGGGCCGGGGATATTATCGACAGGGAGAATACCCGTTATAGGAATTATTTCGCCATATTCGTCGATAATACTTTGGTAAAAATTAGCTTTGGCAGTAGCAACAGCACAACGACTGCGGATCGTTATGTATTGTGGCGGCGAACTTGGATTATCTTCATCATACCAGTAATAATCTTGATAATGAATCAACTTGTCGATATCAATTGGTGGAACCCAACTAAACCGTTGCAAGTCTAACCACTCAGACACTCGTTCAGGATCTATCCCCAAACGTTCAATTTCGTTAAGAAGGTCTACCCACGATGACATAGATTCAACTGAACCAATCTTGTTGTATAAAATTGGTTGTAATTGATAACCTTGACGATGAACATTGAACTCGTGGATTTGACGAGACGTGATGGCATTTGAGCTACCTTCGCCGATATAGCCTGACACTCTCTTCGTTTCTTGTTTCGATAAGAAACGGTTAAACAGATTCTCAATTACCGAACGGTTTGTATCCGATTGGTAAACTTCTGGCAACAAATCAAAAAGGTTCGTTCTGTCTTTTGTATAATCGCTATTATCCGCCACGAGTCATCTCCGTTGTTTACTAATATTTATCAACGGTTCCCATCAATAATTTTACAGCGCAAATTACTGTTTTTGTCTGATGCTTTCGGGGGTAATAGACTGAATGATATCAATATCTTCCGTGGATATGTCAGGAATAAACATCTCATTCTCTCTGGTGTAGATTTGCATCAGGTCACCGAATTGATTTTGAGCGTGTGTTGGAACTAATACGACCGAATCAACCTCAGGGCCTAGTGCTGCGTGGATTGAAGCCGATAACTCCGAGAAGAAGAACGTTTCGCCAAATTCCCAGTGATCGATAGTAAAGAACGCTCTAACAACATTAACAACCTCTGTTTTGACTTGGTTGTCCGTCATAGTTGCTCGATCTGGGCGAATGATTTTAATTTGCGCTTGAAGTTGTGGTATCGCTTTCGACCCGAATAAGATTTTGAAGCTCCCCGAATGTAGTATGACTGTATCGGAAATCATTTTATTCTCGACCATGTTCGAGTATGCTGAGCGTAACTCAAAGGGCGTTGGTTCTTTCGGTTGGATACTAACAACGCCAGCTAACCATTGTGTTATAGCTGTATAATACCCTTTCGTGATAATATACATATCAATAATGTTTGAAGCAGCAGGATCGACAAGATTTAACCTTGGCGTATAGTGGAACCACGCAAAGTTTAGAGGGTATCTGCCAACAACCCGTATAAACGACTCACTGTCCGTATCCGACAGATAACGAACTCTATTTGCGTCTGTATCGTCAATTGGAATCCACCCATCGTTTGTTAATGTTCGTTCGAAATACACAAAGCTTCGAATGATGATTCGAATACGCGTGGAAGGAGTAAACAATGATGATACGACCGACGAATTCACTTTAATTTTATCAACGACAAGATTTGTTGATAGCGCTGATGGTATAAGAAGATCAAACCCTGCGAACGTTAATCTCGTCGTGTTAGAGCCATCGACCGCATACACAATGACATCATAATCTAATCCTTTCGTTTCGCTGTTGTTTATCTTTTTGCCGAACATCGTGAAAATGTCGATAATATATTCACCACCTTGTAAATCAACGATACTCTGCCAATCACCCTCAAACTCTAAATCAATTAATTCTTCCTGGACTAGATCGTCAGGAATTCCATCGCCATTAACATCTTCTGTTGCAACCGATAACCGATGTATATCGGGTAGGTTACTTGAGTTATCATCTACTAACTCTTGTGCAAGAACGACATAGTTCTTGTTTGATGATAACAACGAAGTGTTTCCTGCGTTCGTATTTGCTTTTAAAACCACAATACGATCGCCCCTCGAATTCAACGTATCAAAGTTTATAACACGGGTTGAAGTATTACTATTCCAGAACCGGGTCGTCTGACTATGAACAACTAGACGACGCGTTAAGGAGCGAATATTCCATTCATTTCCCCCTAACTGTTCAACCACGAAGTATTTGACGCTATCAACACCTCCCGAACCAACCGTCCACGCATCTGTCAAAGCAGTATAAAACAACTCAACAGGAGTTGTTGCGTTTAATAACGCACCGGAAATTGCTACCAATTCGCTGGGGGTAAAATACGTCCGGTATTGACCACCAACCAAACCTAGAGATTCGCGCAAAGGAACTGCGAACAGCATAAAATCGGTACCAGACAATAACGGTTCGAGATAATTAGTTATCACTGTATCGATATCGGTCGTTGCTGGAATATCAACCGACAATCCCTGTTCGGGTGGATTTTCGACCCAATATAAAGCAAGATCGTCTCCGAAAATCTTAACATCTTCATAATTTTCACGGGGATCATGCCATGCAATGTACTTCGAATCCCCCGCAAACGTTCTGTTGATTGCACGTAACTTCAATATCGATGGATCTTGAAGCATGAACGAGTTATAATCTCGTCCATTAACCATACGGTCTTGTGTATAATACACTGATGGAGCAACGCGACGGATGTGCTCTATATCTTCTGATGCTGAAGCATTTTGCAATGAACTGACGAGCGAGAATGTGATCGATAGCGTTTGAACGCTACCAACTAAATCTGTGTATGATAATGTTGCAGTTTGATCAACGATAGACGTTTTTTCAATTAGAATATCTTCGTTCAAAGACGTTCTAAACCACAATTGGAACGTTCCTGATGGAATATCTGAGAATTCACCATCACCAAATATTAACCGAACTTGGTCATTATCAAGCGTTTCTACTTCATACTTGTGCCGATTTCGGTTCGTGTTGAATAGAATATTTTGTGCGTTTGATAAATCTACTTCTTCCCATTCACCAAACAACAAATCATCTGATACTAGGTGAGGCAACAAATCTTCATATGGATTGGTTGTTAAAACAGCACCTGTTTCGGAGTCGATGTTGTTTAGCCACAAATCTGTTTCGTTTATGTTGTTAACCGGCAAGTCATATGTCTGGTTTGGCGTCACACCATCAAATGTAATAGTTCGCTGAGCTAATTGTCCCTGTTTGACGAACATTAAGAAACCGGTGGTGTCGGAACCATCTCCTAACCCGTCGTTTGCATATACTAACGAAAACTTTGCATTCTGTACTGGGCGACGTTCTTCAGGACCATTTGCTGTCAACTGAATAGGAACAGCTTCCATCGGTGCTGTCACGCCACCTGCATCAGCCGAGAATTGAATCGTAGCAGACGTTCCCGTACCAAATGGGTTATTGTTTAGCGTGTACAGTTCAAATAAAATATCATTTACTTGTACGCGTTCATTCTGGGATACTGTTCCAAATTCTTGTTCGAATACCCGGTTGAGTACAAGCAGAAATTGTTCTTTCCAATCGGGGTTGTTGCCGTCATTCCAGTAAATTCGACGACCTGCAAGGTTTCGGCCTGCAGAATCAATCACTGTTTCTGTTGTTTGAACAGACGTTAACTTGACAAGCCCACGTGCTGGAATGTTTCGCGAAACTTTATACGAGATTAACTTTGCAAGACGAAGAATGGATTCTTTGCGTTGTGCTGTTGTTATGAAGTTTTCGTGGGCATTGAGGTCAATTCGATAGGCAAGCAGCTCACCGACATATGCAAACAATTCGAGGATCGCAACGAATTCTGACGACTCGATATAGTCATTGAAATCTTCAGGAAAGTACAACTTTACATAGTCTAACAGACTTTCTTTGATCGAAGTATAGTCAAACGCGTTAAAGTTAACTTGTGTAAAAACTTCGTGTGCTCTTTCCCATGCTTCGGCTCGTGAGATTACCCTTGCCATCTATTAAACTCCAAATTGTATATTCAACTCTAGGTTATCGATCATGTTAAGTTCGATGTAGAGTACACGAGCGCCAACATGTAAAGAATTTTGGTCATAATTTGGTTGAACTTCCATGTTAAGAATTTCAACGCGCGGATCAAACTCTAAGACTCTTGTTACTTCTGACTCAACAATATTAACTGTTTCTTGATCTAACGGTTCAAACGCCATTTCGGGTATTTGTGTACCAAACGTTGGCATCATGACACGCGACCCACGTTTTGTGAAAATGTGGTTCAATAAATCCATTTTTACTAACTCAAGATCGCGGAGTTTGAACGTTTTTCTTCGTTGAAATTCAAAACTCGAAAATCCTTTGTATAGTCCGCGCGTTATTGCCATACTAACCCCATAGTGCCGTTGGTGTATTTATTGGAGGGTAACTTGTGTAAAATTACCGCTTCCAATACTGGCCGCGGTAATAAGTTTCACCACGTTCAACACTACCTTTGCCGACTTTCGTATCTTTATAATCGTATTCTGGCGTATGTACGTTTGGGTCGGTCAGTGTTTGAGCTTCATTGTTTGGACCGTTGTTGTCAGCTCCTTCAGGGCCTTCTTTCTTCATGAACACACGAGCCCACGGTTCGTGTTCAGGAACACGAGATGTTAAATATGCCCAATATTCTTTTGCATTTTCAGGAGCCGTCGCCGCGACTGCAGGAAAACTATTCCAATGGACTTGCGATGCATTACCCACTATATTCGCACCGCTAGTGAGGTTTAATTGCCCTGATGAAGATAAATGCATCGTCCCCTCTGTTCCAGCATGTAGTGGTCCTGTGGAGCCGATAAATGTTGATCCTTGTACCCGAACATGCATATCTGCGTCAGACTCAATGCGCGTTTCGTTCTTGGAATGCGTTCGAAACTTTGCTTCTGTGCGAATGTTGAAATCCTTTATCGAATGTGCACGAAACTCTCCGTCCGTTCGCATATGGATTCCTTCTCTTGCCTGCATTCGAATAGTTTTATCGGCATAAAAGTTGATATCACCGCCAGCGTGCGTCGAAACGTTTTTACTGGCATAAATGTCAATATTCCCAACTTGATCAATCTCAATCCACGTTTCGCCACCGGCAGTGTTAATATAGATTCGCTCGTTTGTATCATCCATCAAAATCTGATGACCTGACGTTGTCCGCAACCGAATCCGACAGTTATCTTTCCTATCATCCATTGAGTATGAATGGAAACCAGGCGTTGTCCATGAGTATACGTGTGAGTCATAACTCGTTGTAGTTGTTTCATAGTTATCATCTGGGGTTATCTGACTCTTCGCATATCCCGGGCCGTCAACTTCGAGTCGCGTTCCGTCTTCTTGTGTTATCGATGTGAATGATGCATTTCCTGGTTCGGTGTCGGCAATAAAGTTTCCTGGGCCATCGTACTTGCTCTCCGTTTGGATGTTGTTTATTCCAGCGACTTGACGATCAACACCTCGAGTTCTCCATTCCATGTTTGCTCGCGGGTCGTCAGGCGTTCCTGGTGCATGATTATTACCTACTTTCGTAAAATGGTTTTGTAAATTAGAGTATAATGGTTCGATCGGTTGTTCGTACGTGTCGACAGGGCCGTCTGGTTTACCTTTCTCTTCTGTACTCCATAAGAAACGTCCATGGGGCATTGTGTGTGTCATATACTGTGGATGGATGCCGCCTATGTAGAACCGTTTACCTCGGTGTCCATCAACACATCCAACCATAACATATGAACCGATTTTAGGAATGTTCCACATCCCATACGCAACAGGTCCTTCGACCTCAGAGTCTTCTGCTCCACGCGTTCCTGTAGTCGTTACGCCTGCCAAAGGAGAAACAGGGAACGCGAACGGAATGTCTCCTACTTTCTTCGAATACGTGTCCCCCCACGCGGAACATTGCACACGGATACGTCCCATTTGTTGTGGATCGTTCGTGTCAATTACTCGACCAATGGTGAACTGTGTTGCTGGACCTTGAGTAAGGTTCTTTTGCATTATTGAACTTAAATATCCTTGACCAAACATTTATTGGGCTCCATTAGTAGACGGCGTTCATGGGGATACGCCTCCGGAATATGTCCATCCTTTAAGATCCATTATTCGAATAGTTTTACTACCGATTGACCATTTTATCTTGCCGTCTTTCATTCTTTGGTATATTTCATCTTTAGTTAATCCGTCAGGTACTCTTGTGAAACTTTCATCCGACGAACTAGTTGTTCCAGCTTCGGTGCCAGGGCCATTTAATCTTGTCATGCGCTGTTCAACTGTTTCTTCTTCAGTTGGAGCTGGCGTGGTGCTTGGTTTCGCTTTTGGACGACGTGAAAGAGTTCGCTGGCGTTGTGTTGGAACTGCCGCTGGCGTTGTTGAAGAAGTAGAAGCAGTTGGAGCTGACGTGGTGGCTGTTGCTGACGTAGCTGGTGTTGTTGGTGAAGGAGTTGTTTCAGAAACAACAGGTTTTGCTGTTGTCGCATCCTCATTATCACATTTGCCAATCTGTGATTGACCTGCATCAGTAGGCAAGCTATATACTTCAAGCGTCTGCGTAAACTCTCCTTCGTTGAATTCGTGGTCAATTTGCAGCAACATGAACCATCCCTTATACCAAAACGACGTGGCATAATCTTGTGCAGCAAATGATACATGATCGTTCGTTTCAGAACTCTCATACTGCCATTCGTGTGGCATGAAAACGTTGATCTTTACATACCCAGGAACGTTGTGTCCTTGTGGCATTATCGGCCGCGTACTATTCGGCGCAAGCACGGGTGGTGCAGCTCCAAACCCTATATCTGAGCTTTGTTGCGTCGTATCCTCTAGAAGTTGTGGGTTGCCACGAATTTTGACTCGAACGCCAATATTTTCCAATGCTGCAATACGATGTAAAATTGCATTATACCCAGCAGAAGACGAGGGCGAACGTGTATCCCTAAACGCTGGATGTGTTATGCTCATTCCAAGGAACAGAGGTTTTTTGATTGCTCCTTCGCCGTTTGTTAGCTCACAAACTCCGTCTGGGCCCTTTTGATCGCCAGGGCCGTCCTTGTTTCCAACACCTGCAACAATAGTATTTGGATTAGTGAACATCGAATTATCTTTCTGCGATGTGGGCGCTGATGTTTCAGCACCAAGCATTTGCAAGAATGTTAGACCATACTGCATGTTCAAGTCGAAATCGATAATGTCGATATTCTTTCCTGAGAAAATATAGTCGAATACTATTCCACGAGATTGTGGATCATTTTCGTCGATTCCTGGTGGATTGGGCGAAAAGTCTTCAACTTTATCGTGTGGAATGAACGTTCCTTTGTATTGATGAACATAAAACGTTACAAGATATTCACGTTCGCCACGATCATTTCGGTCGATACGAACATCTGAAGCTATCTTATAAATCTTTCGTTGAGTCGTTGCGATATTGTCTGTAACAGGAAGTTCAGCGTCTTTTAGCACTTGTAGTGATGATTGCATAATTGAGTTGATTATACCTTCAATTGTACCATTTTCCCCAATTTCGGTAATTACAGAATCACCATCACCTTTCGCTTGTTGTCTAATCGAATCACTCGTTCCTGTTTTGTAATCTTTGTAAGCTGGGTCGATTTCAATAGCATATCTAACTGGCATAAACTCATTTTCAAAGTCAATTTTCTTATCCCCACCACATGCATTGGCTGATTCAATTAGTTTTTTGCGTTCCTGTAGATATAGTTCGTTCAGCTTCTTTGTCACAATCTCCATTGCAGCGCCCAATGAGCTCCCTGATGCAATGTCAGCAGAGAATCCATTAGCTATTGCGTTGACGTATGGCATCTTACTACCACCATTGACAGCACCAACAAATGATATCGTATATTGCGCCCCTGACGCATCAAATGTTGCTGTGATATCTGTCAAAATGAACTGTAGCGGGCGAATTGTGGTTATAACATCCGTTATTCCTTCGTCTGTTATCCCTACAAAGATCGTCTTCAACACGTATACCATCGCGGCTGGATCAATACGTAAAGTTTTTGTTACGTTGTTTAGCAGATTAAAAAAGTTTACCCCTTTTGGTTCAACGATAACCATCTCACCATCAACAGCCATTGTGGTCGATACGTTTGCTTGGTTTGGACCAGGAACTCTGGGTATCATGACTGATGACCATTTAGCGGTGCTAATGTAAAATTCAGCATCAGACGTTCCGTTTATTAAAACGACGTACAGCCCTTTATGTTTGGATTGTTTAGGGCAAAATTTTTGTTCAGGATGCTCGAACACAGAAAGTTTTGACTCATCAACCAAGTCATTTGCAGTCGACGTACTATCACATGCTATTAAGATGTGATGGTATGCGTATGTTCTATAGATATCAAGCGGGTTTGGTGGTGATGACATTATGCTCTCTGTCCGCCAGGGCTCTTTGTTAGAATATCCAACATCAGACGGCGTTGTGTCGGAAGTCTAATTTCCATCCCTGTTCTAAATTCTGTTTCTATATCAACGATGTTATTATATTGAAGAACAACCCACATCAAAGAAGTTTGTCCGTACATTTTATACGCGACTAAATCAGGTCGGCGATCTTCGTCTGGAAGCAACAACAATGTTATATCACTATCGTCTTTAGGTATTTCACGACGCTCCCACCATCCAACACGGCGCGGAAAACGCTCGGTTGTTCCGCCTTGAACGTATCTTGACTTTGCAATATTTGTAACGTTGTTTGTTCGCGTTGTGCTTGTCTTAACAGCCATTAGAATCCTCCCAACATTCCATCTTTGAATTGCTTTAGACTAAAATTAGAATACTCACGCGGCGAGTGTGTCTCAGCGAGTGTCATATCCAACGTCATTAACGTTGGCATCGGGATAAACGACTCTGCTGTTGGAAAATAATCCGTATCTGACGGATATGGAATACTTATGTTCTGTATAACAACAGGAACTCGATGAATATGTGCACGACCTGTTCGATCTTCTCTATCTGGCGAATAAGCTGATAGTAGGAGAACGGCAGGTGGCGTTCCTAGTAAGTTTGTTCCATACCAATTTGGATCCTCTCTTATTTCTTGGAGAATTTCTCGGCGCCGTTCTTCAGACACTCCTCTGTTGTTAACTCTATTAACTTGCGTTTCTCGACGTCTCTGTTGTGATTCTGAGAGGCCGCCCTGTCCAAACTCTGGCATCGTCCATGAACGAAGGCGCCACAGATAAAGCAAGTTGCGTTCCGCTTCTTCGCGTGTCCTAGATATTAACTTTACCCCCGACAGGTTAAAAGACCTAGCAGTTGAATTAACATACGCAAATATTTGACCAGGAGCGTGAATCGGATCAACTGTTTTATAATTAACGTTTCTCGTCTCCACAAGATCAGGTGTGGCTTCAAACAGAACGCTCTCGCTTCTGTTTGTGGAATTAACTAACTTAACGCGATAATCGCTCATATCACACAGCTCCCATGCTAATTCGTGTCGCTTCCATTAACTTCTCTGCCACATCACCGTTCCAGCCGGTCGCAACTCGAAACGCACCAATGTCGTTAATTAGTGCAGCTGCGCGAGCTTTTGTTGCACTCATCCCCGTGACATCTGACGCATCAGGATTTCGAACACCCGCGCTAACGATTTCAAAAGAGTTAAACAAACTTGATACTGACTCCGATAAACGAGTAAAGTCATTGATCTGATCAGAACCAACAACCATCTTCAAATCTGTGTACCCTTGCTCACCTAACCATTCAGGAATCATCCAAGGATTATTCGGTGCATTCTCTACTATGTTTGCATTAGGAAATAATGTGCGCATGAATGCGACTTTTATTTCAAACGGCAGTGGATTTTTGCTAGTTTTTGGGTTAATCTTCCCTGTTGTTTTTAGCGGAAGATCGATGGTGCGTGATGGAATAATGAAGTGATCACCACCAACTTGTTCAGCAAGTGCAGTTACTGTGGCAATTAATTTACCATGCCCTCGTGTTGGAGGGTTGTACCGCCCAAACGAAAATATCGCCCACTTTGCTTGATCTACAAGTTTTGTGTTGTCGTTTTCAAGAAACTTCGTCAAGGTTGCCATTTGTTTGCATCACTCCGCCTATTATAAATGATATTTATGTGTGTTGACCTTCGTGATTTTTCGCGTATAATGAATCGCACAAATGTGAGGATACCACAGATATGGCAAAAAAACAAGAAGTGGCACCAAAGCCAACGAAAAAAGTAAAATATCTAAACAATAGGGATCTTCTCGCTGAAGTTGTAAAAAGCAAACAACAAGGCAAGATGACCAATGAATTAGCTAAGATGCTGACGTTGCTAACAGCGAGGTATGGTAAGAAGGGGAACTTCAGCGGGTATACCTATAACGAAGACATGCAAGCATATGCAATGATGATGCTTGTCAGAACATGGAACAGTTTTGACCCCGAAAAAAGTTCGAACCCCTTTGCTTTCTTCACTCAGTGTATTAAGCATTCGTTTATCCAATACCTAAACCAAGAAAAAAGGCAGAGAACAATTCGTGACGAATTGCTCGTTGATAACGGTCTAACTCCATCATATAATTATCAAATGGAGTATGAAGATTCATTGGCTCATGATGAAGAAGATCATGAACAGCACATGAAAGACGCGAACGCTCTTGAAGAACAACAACAAGAAAACGATCTATTAGAATATTAATTCATATGAGCGAAACCAAAACAATAACACAAAGAATCAATAGGATAGCACTTTTTACTGATATCCATTTTGGTGCGAAATCAAATTCCGAACTTCACAACCAAGACTGTCTGGATTTCGTCGAGTGGTTTTGTTTGCACGTCAAAAGCGACCCTTATATAGACGCGGTCGCTTTTCTAGGCGATTGGAACGAGAACAGAAGTTCGCTTAATATAGCAACGTTAAATTATTCTTACCGAGGAGCGAAGCGATTAAACGACCTTGGTATTCCTGTATTTTTTGTAGTGGGAAACCATGACCTATACCACCGACACACTCGCGAAATTCACTCGATTGTCCCATTCAATGAGTTTGACAACTTTATTGTTATTGAAGAACCAGTCATCGTGAATAATCCTAGAAATGAAGATGTGCTGTTTTGTCCATATTTGTTTCATGATGAATACCCAACTCTCGCGGAACATCTTAACATTCCGATTTGGATGGGACACTTCGAATTCAAAGGATTTGAAGTAACGGGATACGGCATGAAGATGCCAACAGGACCTGATCCAAAAGATTATGCAGGGCCGCGATATATAATGTCTGGTCATTTCCATAAGCGGCAAGCATACGAAGACTGTAATGTCGTGTATATCGGTAATGCGTTTCCGTCTAACTTTGGTGATGCTGGCGATTTTAATCGTGGGATGGCTGTATACGATTTCGCTGATAACCGACTAACATTCAAAAACTGGGAACAGTGCCCCAAATACATTAAAACTTCCTTGACAGATATATTGGACGGTTCTGTTACTATGCATTCCGGTGCGCGCGTCAAGTGTCTAGTTGACGTACCGATATCATTCGAAGAAAGTACTGTGTTGAAACAAAGTTTGACAGAGAAGTACAACTTACGTGAATTCACGATGGAAGAGTCTTTGGAGATACGAGAAGTTCTGTATGATACAGAAACATCGGTTGACTGGAGCGACACTACCAAACTGGCTAGCGTAGATGAACTCGTAGAACAAATGTTGAATGAGATCAATTCCGATCACTTCCAAAACGATCTACTGGTTAAAATTTACCAAGGGCTGAAGTCACCCTAAAAACGACGACTTTAAAAAGGGACGAAAAAGGGACATGATAAAATTTACTTCAGTGACAATGAAGAATTTCCTTAGCTACGGTAATGTACCAACCGTTGTTGTGCTCGACCGTCCCGGAACCACGCTTGTTGTTGGCGAAGACCTTGACAATACATCTTCTGGAACTGGTGCGAATGGTGTAGGAAAAACGGTTTTGCTTAACGCATTAGTTTATGCTGTCTACGACAAACCTGTTTCGAACATATCAAAAGATAATCTTGTAAATAATATCAATAAAAAGAATATGGAAGTTGCTGTCGAATTTGAAAAAGACAGTAAAAAGTATACCATTATTCGAGCTAGAAAAACAAAGGCTGGCGCTGCAGGGAATCATGTACACTTATACGAAAATGGAAAAGACATCACTCCAGACAGCGTCAGCCACACGAATGAGAAAATCGAAAAGATCATAGGAATTCCATACGAGCTTTTTGTACGAATTGTGGCCTTCTCTGCAACGCACACACCTTTCCTTGATCTCCCAGTTAGGTCGCCCAATGCAGCAAATCAGACGGATATTATTGAAGAGCTGTTTGACCTAAAGACGTTGTCGGAGAAGGCCTCCATATTGAAAGAACAGATCAGAGAAACAGAACAATCTCTTGAGATGCATAAAGCTCGCGTCGACCAGCTTAAAAAAGAACATGATCGACACGAGAAACAAATACAGTCAGCTGAACAGCGAGCACTAAACTGGCAGGAGCAAAACTTACACGAGATTGCAGAAATTGAAGCTAAGTTGAAAAAACTTGCTGACATTGATTTCGATGAACAAGCCGCGCTACATGATGAATTATCTTTGATCGATACGGATTTGCGTGAAGCTCTAAATCGGTCTGGTCTAGCTGAGCAAACAGTAAAAGCAAATAAGAAAAAACTTAACGATCTAACATCACAACTTACGCATTTGGAAGAAGCTAAGTGTCCATATTGTCTGCAAAAATATGAAGACGCTGCTGATAAAATATCCGAGTTGAAGATTAAGATGGAAGAACTATCGAAAAGGATAGAGGAAGACAATATCTCTCTTGACCAGTCAGATGCAGACGCTGAACGACTAGCATCTCTACACAAGGAAACAAAAGCAAAGATTACTGTTGGTAACCTAAAAGAGCTAATCGATATTAGGGGTAAACAAGATCAGTTCAAAACAAGACTATCTGATTTACGGTCCGCTCAAAATCCATTTTTGGAACCATTACAAGAGTTGCAAGACATTGAATTAGATAAGATCGACATGAATAAGATCAACGAGCTAACGACACTAATTGATCACCAGAAAGCGTTGTTAAAATTATTGACGAAGAAGGATAGTTTTGTTAGGAAGGCATTGTTAAACAAAAACATTCCATTTCTTAACCAACGTCTGCAGCATTACCTAACGCAGTTGGGGCTATCCCATACTGTTGAATTTACGCATGAGATGACAGCAAGCATCTCACAATTCGGCCGGCCAATGGACTTTGGAAACTTGTCAAATGGCCAACGTGCTCGTGTAAATATTGCATTATCATTTGCGTTTAGAGACGTGTTGCAGAGTTTGCATGATCACATTAACGTATGCATGCTTGATGAAGTGTTAGATGTTGGTTTGGACACAATTGGTGTTCAAGCAGCTGCTCGAATGCTTAAACATAAGGCAAGGGATGAAAAATTATCAATGTACGTGATATCACATCGCGACGAAATTGATAGCGCTTTTGACCATAGAATGGTAATTCAGATGTCAAAGGGATTTAGTTACATTAAATTTGAGGAATGATCATGTCTATTTTACCAAACGGTTCAACAATAAGCGACTTGCCACCAAAACAGGCTCCGTTAGGACATATTTGGTATAACACATCCACTGGCATGTTTTACTATAAAAGCGAACACAACCGGTGGGTTGCAACAGACCATGAAGACCATGTAATTGATGTATATGTCGAACACGACTACGATGAAGCGTATAAGAGAGCCATGAGCATATTATGAACTATAAAAAAGTACTTACATATAGGTTATTGAACGAATTAAACAAATTCTACCAAATGAATTATCACGATCCGTTAGTTGTCACGGGGATAAATGCGACTGCTTTAATCATCTTGGCTGACATGCAGGATAGCGACGAAAATTTCGATGGAGACGTTGATTTTGACTATGATCCTGAGCCTATGCTAAGGGTTTTTTGGTGGATTGGCAGCGATCGTCGCAACGGCAGCGAGATACGTATTAGGTTTGACCCACTTCGCGTTGAACAGGATATAAAAGAGTTGGCTGACGCTTATGACAGAGCGATGAGGGTTCTCTGACAGTTTACCCTGTAAATATCTTCATTATGAAGATATTAGCAATCGATCAGTCATATACGTCATGCGGAATAGTTGTTTTGAACGACGGACAGATACAATACGTTGAGCGATTTGTCACGGATAAAACAAGGGATATATTTGAAAGAGCATGGGAGTTGACAGAACATTTACGAGCAATAGCGTTGAATTGTAAACCTGACGTCATTGCTCTGGAAGGGTTAGCATTTGCAAAGAACGGCAATGCGACTCGTGATTTAGCAAGTTTGCAGTCAGCTATTGTTACTGTGTTGCGTTTTATTGACAAGTATGATACTATGATCATATCACCAAACACTGTAAAAAAGGTTGCAACTGGAAAAGGAAATTCCTCGAAAGAAGAAATGGTAGAAATGCTACCAGAGGATGTTAGACGTGAATTTGATGCATTAGGCGTCAAGAAAACAACTGGTTTACATGATTTGTGCGACGCATACTTCATAGGAATCGCAGCACAGAATGTGTTGATAACACAAGAAAAAATATAATTTATAACAATACCGGGTAAATAGAACCGGTCTTAGCGAGGGAATAATACAGATGGCAACATATGCATATCGTTGCGAAAATTGCGGGCATGAGTTTGAGACCCGCCAATCTATGAAAGATGATCCGCTTGTTCATTGCGATCAATGCAATACTGATTCATTGAAACGAGTAATTCAACCTGCTGGAGGGTTCAGAATTCAGGGACGCGGTGTTCATAAACCAACTTCGAGGTATGGGTCCTAACATGGCCTGGAGAGATGGGATTACTACTCTTTTAGAATTCAACAATTTCTCTCCCTCATTACAGTATTGGAACAAAATCTTAAATTATTTTGATAGACATAAAAACACACTTTCGGTCAGTGATTTAGAAGCGCTGGCTTATGAAAGTGAACGTTGTCGTCTTTATTGGAATAAAGAACGAACGGAAACTAAATGTTTCCACAAAAACGGAAAAATCCATGAAATGGTGATCAAAAAACCAGGTCTTGGTATCGAAAAGAACGATGTAAATCCGAATATAGAAAAATTCATAGCACAAAAAACAGAACCGAATATACAAGAAGAATACGAAGACGAGACCCCACCTGAAGAGAACAATCCCAATTTTGTAGCACAAATGGCAGCATTGCCATATAACAAATAGAACGAGAACGAGTTGTAAAACGATTCCGTTGCCCCACGTTACGGGGAGCGCCACCACTGGCAGGGAAACCGCAGTGTGAGGTCCATAGCAGTTGTGAGTATACTGATCTATGGGATGTGAGAAACTCAACCGTTTGCCAGTACTCGTATAAACTGGACAGGGGATACCGAAGAAACGAGCCCGTATTTCCTTTGACGTTTGGGTCATAAAGGGGGCGGTTATAAAAATTGTTTTAAGATTGGGTTTTAATTAAGTCAAGAAACAAGATATAGAGATACGAGCGCAGCGAAGTATCTCTATATCTTTCTCTTTTTATTTTTGTGGATCGGAATGGAGTTTTTGTGTAAAATTACGGAAGTAGAAATTTTTGGAGGAGACTTTCGTGAGCGAAATCTTAGACTTCTGGCCATTTCCATATGAACCAAGAAAAAACCAAGTAAGAGCATTAGAATGGCTTTCGGAGCAGGAAGTCCCGTTTCTTTTACTAGAAGCACCCGTAGGTAGCGGTAAATCAGCAATTGGATTGACATATTCACATTACCTCAATCAGCGCCATCCTAGCATCCGTGGTGACTCATACATACTGACCCCCCAACGGATCCTACAACAGCAATACGAAGATTCCGTTGAAGGGATTAGCAAAATCCATATGGCATCGTTATACGGCAAATCAAACTACACATGCGCAAGAAAAAACACGTCTTGTGACATTGGTAATATAGTGAAACCTAGGTGTGAAGAATGCCCGTTCCAATTAGCGAAAAAACGTGCTCAGGTTGCACCTGATACGGTACTAAATTACAAGTTAGCACTAACGTCATTTGCGTTCACGAAGACATTTAGTAGACGTGAATTGCTAGTTATGGACGAGTGCCATACTCTTGAACAACACCTTGTTGATTTCGACGCATTTAAGGTAATGGAAGGCCGATGCAAGAAATACAATATTCCGTTCAAGATGCATAAAGAAATTGTTGGTGCGCATTCGTGGGTTAAACAAACATATATCCCAGCACTGAATGACGCACTCAAAAAACTTGAAGACGAAATCGAACCGCTTTTTGACAAATCAGGAACCGAGTTAACAAGAGCGGAATTAAAGAAATTACGTGAGTTTTCCTCCTTACAGGATCATGCTGACGAAGCAGTTGAGATGATACTTTCCTCGCCAGAAACACTTAGCGAACAATTCGTTTTAACATGGGATAAAACGATGTTCCAGTTTAAACGTTTGAAAGGAGAATACTCATTCAATAGAATCATCACTCCAATGGCGAACAAGTTCTTGTTCATGTCATCGACGATTTTGAATAAAGATGGATTTTGCGAGGACCTTGGAATACCTGAGGATAAAGCTGAATTCCTAACTTTGCCTTCCGAATTTGAACCTAGCAACCGCCCTGTGTTTTACATGCCGAAAGCCAAAATGAATTCGAAGTGGAAGCTGCCAGAGAATAAGGACGGACGAAAAACGATGCTCTCCGCTGTTGAGACGTTATGTTCCGTTCATAAGAACGAAACAGGAATTATCCATACCGGCAACTTCGAAATTGCACAATGGCTAGTTGAGAACCTAAATGTTGACCACCAGATATACCATCACAATCCTGACATTGGTGATGATCGAAATTCCGTTATTTTTGCATTTCAAGGTGAACCTAAACCTGCAATATTGATATCACCATCCAGCACAGAAGGGCTAGATTTGAAAGACGATCTTGCTCGCTTTGCAATTTTTGTCAAAGTACCGTTCGGATACCTTGGTGATCAGTGGATCAAACGCCGGATGGAAATGTCTCCCGAATGGTACCAGAGACGTGCTCTGATCGACATAATTCAAGGTGGGGGTCGTGTTGTTCGGTCAGGAGATGA